GTTCCTGGGGGCTGACGGCGCCCGCGCTCGGGGCGAAGGCAAGGGCAAAAAAGGCAAGTCGTTCAAGACGGTATCACTCCTCGGCAAGCTCTCCGGCAAGCTGTACGTCATAAAGACGTTTTTGGCTCAGGCGCTCAATGCCGAGTTCATCGACTGGTATGTGCAGCTGCTCGCATTTGTCGGAGGGCGTGCTCCGGTCTATTGCTACATGGAGAACAATAAACTTCAGGACCCGTTCTTTCAGCAGGTATTTAAGCCGCTCGTAGCCAAGGTGCGACGCGAGCAGGGCGTACAGCTATACATACGAGGAGACGAGGAGAAGAAAACCGACAAGGCAACACGCATCGAGGCCAATCTGGAACCGATGAACCGTGCCGGTAATCTCATACTCAACGAGGCAGAACGCGACAATCCCCACATGAAGGAACTCCTCGACCAGTTCACGCTCTTCACCCTCTCCCTACGCTATCCGGCCGACGGTCCTGATGCCGTAGAGGGCGGCAATCGCATCATCGACGAGATTCAGCACAGGGCCGAACCACCCCTCACACGCTCGCGTGCCGACATACGTACACGCAACAAACGAAGATTATAAATTCTAAACAATGTATATATGAGCCAATTCGTACAACTTTCCGACTACGATGCCTCCATTCACCGAGAGATTCTCGATGCGCTCACCAGAGCCGACGAATCGGTCATCGAGATTTGTGAGGATCGCGCCATCGCCGAAATGAGGTGCTATCTCTCCAAACGATACGACTGCGACCGTATCTTCGCGGCCACTGGGGCCGATCGACTCCAGCTCGTACTCATGATGGTCATAGACATCGCCGTATACCACATCTTCTGTATTCACAACCCGCAGAAACTCTCACAGTTGCGCAAGGACCGCTACGACCGGGCAGTCGAGTGGATGAAGGCGGTCGCCGCAGAGGACATCTCCATCCAGGGGGCACCGCTACTGCCCGAGGAGGTGCGTGCAGCACATGCGCCATTCCGCTTGAAAAGCAACACCAAACGGGTCAATCACTGGTAACTGACAATTAAAAATTCTGATTATGACAAAACGAAAGTATAGCAAAGCCCCAAAGGGCAAAATCACCATTGGCGGAAACATTCCCCAGCAGGGACAGCAGCGCCCCAATGTCATTGTGCTCACGCAGCCAAAGCGCTTCGGCATCGACATCGCCGACTTCACTTCGGCTGTCCGGGCGGCTGAGGATGTCGATTTCTCGCGACGATACAAACTCTACGACCTTTACTCTGACATACTCATGGACACACACCTCTCCTGCGTCATCGAGAAGCGACGCAATGCAGTACTCTGTGCCGACATCGAGTTCTGGAGAGACGGCAAGCCCGACGAGGCAGTCAACGAGCAGATTAAGTCACCATGGTTCTCACGACTCGTCACCGACATTATAGATGCAAAGATGTGGGGCTTTTCCCTCTGCCAGTTCTATCGCCAGGGCGAATGGGTCGATTACGACCTCATCCCAAGAAAGCACGCCGACCCGGTGCGCCGACTCATACTGCGACACCAGACCGACATCACCGGCACATCATGGGACGAATACCCCGACCTGCTTTTCATCGGATCGCCATCTGATCTCGGACTCCTCGCCAAGGCTGTACCATGGGTCATATACAAGCGCAACACCACGGGCGACTGGTCACAGTTCTCCGAAGTATTCGGTATGCCCATTCAGGAGTACACATACGAGACTGACGATGAGGAGTCGCGTCAGCGAGCCATCGACGATGCAGCCAGCGCCGGGTCGCTTGCCGTCTTTGTACATGGAAAGGACACTACGCTCAATCTCGTCGAAGCGGGCAACAAGACGGGGTCTGCTGATGTCTACGAGAGACTCTGCGAGCGCTGCAACAACGAGATTTCAAAGCTCATACTCGGAAACACGCTCACCACCGAGTCCTCAGAAAACGGAACGCAAGCACTCGGCACGGTACACAAGAAGGTGGAGGACCGAGTGGCGCAGGCCGACAGACGATACATCCTCAATGTGCTCAATTACGACATGACGGACATATTCCAGCGCATGGGCATCAATACCTTTGGCGGAGAGTTCTGTTTCCCCGAGCAGAAGGACATCGACCCTTCCACAAAGATGAATATACTCACTCAGCTACGATCCAACTTCCAGCTGCCTGTCTCCGACGACTATCTCTATGAGGAGTTCGGTGTCGAAAAACCTGCCGATTACGACAAACTGAAAGCCGAACAACAACAAAAAAAGGAGGCGCTTGCCTCCATTGACAATCAGCAGCTTCCTGCCGATGATGATGACGAACCCGAAAACAGCGACGACCAAAAGAACTCCGAACCGTCGCCAAAACAAAAAAAGTCCTTCAAAAACTGGATGCGCTCTTTTTTCGCAAAAGCCCCGCAGCAGGGCGGGGCGGATTTAGAGTGGTAGTCAACAATCTCTACCAGGCGAAGACTGACGATGTGGCTGCGTCCATGGAGTTCTCCGACGATTTCATCGCGCAGGTTCTCCACGACATCTACCGTCGGGGCAAGGCGCAGTCTCCCACCGACCTTTCGCCCGAACTATTCCGTGCCATCCTGCGCAGATTCAATCAGGCTACAGCCCAGAGCATGGCTGCAGCCGATGTGCCCGACCTGGATGACGACTTCCGTCAGGCGCTACGCCATTCCAACGAGGTCTTCTCTGCCTTCAAGGTCCACCGTATGCAATCTGATATGGCAAGACTTCTCACCGATTCAAACGGCGATTTAAAGCCGTTCAATCAGTGGGCAAACGATGTTCTGCCCATCGCATCGCATCAGTGTGGGGCATGGCTGCGCACCGAATACGACACGGCGGTCATTCGGGCACATCAGGCTGCCGACTGGCAGCAGTTCCTACGGGAGGCAGACGTACTGCCAAATCTCAAATGGATGCCATCCACATCGCCCAATCCGGGCGCCGACCATCAGCTCTTTTGGAACACGGTCCGACCCATCAACGACCCCTTCTGGAACGAACACCGGCCGGGCGATCGATGGAACTGCAAATGCTCGCTTACATCCACCGACGAGCCATGCACTGCTACGCCTTCTTCCGACAAGGCAAGCAATCCGCAGCCCGGACTCGATTCCAATCCAAGAACTGACGGGGCTGTGTTCGCACAGTCGCATCCCTACTTCCCAAAATCATGCGCCTCATGTAGTTTCTACAAGCCGGGATTCAAGGACACACTGCGCAGCGTCTTCACCAATAGGGCAAAGGACTGCTATAACTGCCCGTACATCAACGCCTGCATAAGTCGTATGTCATCGGACGGTTTTAAGTTGGAGCATAATTTCAAAAATGGGGGCAAACTATATGTGCATCCCGACATCGACAAGGACAAAGCCGACTACAAGGACATGAAGCGTATCTGCCTACAGCTCGCAAAAATGGGACACGAGGTTCGTATGACTCCGCGATTACACTGCAAGTCCGAGGAATACAAACAAATTTATGGTTCGCTCATTGGTACAAAATACGAAAACAAATGCCCCGACTTCTCTGTCGATGGCACATTCTACGAGTATGAGGGGTTTGTCAAGCCGTGGAGTAAGAAAAAGGTCGGTCGTATGCTCTCGCATGGAATGGAGCAATCTGACCATATAGTTATAAACAATACAAAGGGATGTTCTGACAGATTTATTCGCAAACAAATCATTGCCCGACAAAGGCAATCACCAAATGCTATAAAAGAAGTGTGGATATACGAAAGCGGTGAAGTCAGACCTTTCCTCGTTGATGGCGACTTTATAAAATGACAACAGGGGAGTCCTTTCGGATTCCCCTGCGAGGCGCCATGCCGTAGCATACGCAACTTCTTTCGAAGCTTGCCGCAAAGATAACAATAATAATTTAATAAACAAGCGTTATGAACAAATTTTTCTCTTTTTTCGCAGCGTCCAACCGATACAAGCATCTCATCGGCGGCATCATCGCAGCACTCATGTTTTACGTCTTATTCCCAATGGTATGGAACTAAAGGATTTCTCAAACCAACTAAAATCGCATAGCAAGCAAATCGACCATCTTATGCGAAGGCGCCTCCCCGTCATTGCAGGGCGCATGGCAAAGGACTTCTTTCAGAACAGTTTCCGCATCAGTGCCTTTGTCAATGGTGGGGTCCACCATTGGCAAACTACCGGGAGGCAGCTCGCAGGGGGCAAGACGGCAGCATCGCGCTATGGACCGCTCCTTTCCTCACGCAACCATCTGTTCGCGTCCATAAAGTACACGCCGTCAGACTATCGCGTCAAGGTGGCAAACGACCTGCTATATGCTCCCATACACAACTGGGGAGGAACACTCCACCCCTCTGTCACACCTAAGATGCGACGCTTTGCATGGGCCATGTTCTATCGCGAGGCGGGCATCAAGCGAAACGCCTCCAAGAAAAGCAAAAAGAAGCGTACCGACGAGGCTGCTGCAAATCCACGTGCACAGAAGTGGCGTGCCCTCGCTCTCACAAAAAAGAAGAAACTCTCCGTACATATCCCACAGCGACAGTTCCTCGGAGATAGCCGCGAGCTGCAGGACATGATACACGAACGCACAAAACAGGAAATTATCAAGATATTAAACTCACAAAAATAAAATCATTATGGAAGAATTGTTCAAACTCATTATCGAACTCATCACAAACAAAATGCCCGGTCTCTCACTCGTTGACGAAGACTGTGGTCAGTTGGAGGCAGGCATTGAGGAAGACACCTACCCAGTCACCTTCCCGTGCGTCCTCATCGGCAATCTCGAAGCCGATTGGACTAATGTCGGCATGGGAGCCCAGAAGGGCCAGGTGCAGTTCTCTGTACGTCTCGCCGTCGATTGCTATGACGACACGCACTACGGATCGGGAACCGAGTCAAAGGTGGCAGAGCGTTTGCAAATGGCAAACAGCCTCTACACCGCATTGCAGTGTTTCCGCCCATTCGGATATATGTCGCCGATGATACGCACCAAGTCGCGTTTCTATTCTATGCCCGGTGGCATAAAGGTCTATGAGTACATCTTTTCGTTCACCATCCACGACGAGTCTGCTCTTCTCTCACAGCGTCGGGAATAGCTCCAGCTGGCTCGCGGTAAGCCGAGGAACCTTCACCTTCGGCAGGGGCTTCACGTTTACAGTACCACCCTCCCTGCACTTGCGTCTGATGATGCTCATGATGCGCTCTTCCGAAATAAAGAACTCACGTTCTGAAAGAAGCTTCAGGGCATCATCAAAACGTAGGCGCTGTACCTCCGTCCAGTAATAGTAACGGCGGTACAGAGCCTCGTCCCTCAGCTTTATCAGCTCTTTATTCCTTCCTTTTTTCATAGTCTGCAAAACTAAACTTTTTTCCTTAAACCGCAATCAAAAAGCCACCTAAATCGCTCATATTTAGGTGGCTTTATTCATCTTGCGCCCTCCAAAGGCTCAGAAAGGCCCAGCAAGGCCCAGCACATCACAATCGGCAGAAGCTCGGCTCTATGCGGCTCCACACACCGTTCTCCGGATTGCGCTTAGAGAAGTAGTAGTTCGTCGCCGTGGCCTGCACCACATTGGCCTCTTTGAACAGACGCATGATTTCTGCATACTCCTCGTCAAAGCGGTCCTCCAGCTCATAAAGCTTGGAGATGCTCTTGTAGTCCAGGTCGCCCGTCTTGTTGCGTTCCAGAAGCGTCATCGCCATCTGGTACATCGGGTCTTCCACGCCCTTCTCGCTCGCCTCCATGTAGCGTTTCAGATAGTCCACAAGGCGCTCGGCCGCAAGGTCTGCACGCTCGTCAAAGCCCTTCACCTTATTAAACTTCACCTCAAGTTTGAAGTCTCCGTCAGTGATCGTGTAGCTCTGCTGACTCTCGTTCTTCACAGCGCCATACTCGCGCATGAGTTTCGTGAAAGCTGTCACCTCGTCGTCAAGCCATTTCTTGAAGCCCGAAACCTCACTTTCCAAGTTCTCCACTCTGCCCAGAACGTCATGCATAAACTGCCCACGCAGCGCCTCGTAGCTCTCGCGCTTCGCCATGCGGTCGTTCTTCACCTCGGTCTGCAGCCGTGCTAACAGCTCGGCACGCTGCTCCTTTGTCATACCCTTCAATGGGTCCACTGTCTCGTTCTTTGTTTCCATTGTCTTACTGTTTTTAATTGTTTTTTTTTCCCTCTCGGCTTTCAACATAATCTTTTATCATGTCAAAATCACACTCATCAAGCAAGTCAAAGATGAAAGGTTTTGCACGCTCTACTATTGCATGCATACTCGCATACTCAATATGGTTCGAAATAAAGTTGCATTTCTCTGTTCTGCCAAGCCAGCCGAACATCTGTTCCATTTTTTCTTTTGTGGTCATAATTGTTTTTTAGTTATCTTTTTTACGATTCATGGCACGCAGTTTCGTGTTCAGGGTTGCCAGTTCCTCGCTGTCCAGGAAGCGGAAAGCTTTGCCCGCTATCCGTTTGTCCTCGCAGAAGCGGTCCACGGCTTTCCAGTCTGCCGTGTTCACACCCCACAGCTGCATCTGGTGCAGCACGCCGCTACGCGCCTTGCGCCTCGCCTTCAGCAGAG